TGTGATACTGACAGTTGCATGAAAGGTATAAATGTAGATGCACCAAGAACAACTATCTGTGTGAAAGATTTAAAGTTTAGTTTAAGTATTGTTTCTTCTAATTGTTTTTGATAATCTCTGGCAGAACCAGGTTGATTAAGTAAAGTATTATCTTGATATATCTCAAATATGTTTGGTTTCATACCTCTCAATATTCTATAGTTCATCTTGCCTATTTTGAACTTCACTTCAACTTCAAGGCCACTCATGTTTATTGAATTTAGCATCTGAGATTTACTAATCTTACGAAAAGGTTTATTGAACAACACAAAGCACAGTGCATCTAGTATTGTTGATTTACCAGCACCATTCTCACCAACTATAATTGTATTTGAGTGAGTATTTAAAGGTATATCTGTCCACTGATTACCTGTTGATAGAAAGTTTTTCCATCGAATATTTTCAAAGTATATCATTACACTTCCATATATAAAGCTTCATTATACAAGGTTCTCATTAAGTTGTCGAGTCTTTTCTTTGGTACACTTGTTTCCATATTTTCAATGTAGTTAGATAATATAGTTACTGTATCTTGTGTTTGATTTACCAAATCATCATCACCTTCTAAATGTAAATTTAAATGATCGTCCACAATCTGCACTGCGATAGGGTTTTCTTGATAAAGTTTATCCATGAATAAATCAAATGTATATGGATTTTCTTTTTCTTGTGTAATAACTTTTACATATGTGTTACTATACATAGAATAATCTTTATGTAATATCTCATCAGAAGTGTTGTTTACATCATCATAAAATACTTTATGAAACATACGATAAGGATTACGTATCATTTCTATTTCTCTAGTATTCGTATCAAATATATGAAAGCCTTTTGGATCTTGATAATCACTCCATGTTAGTTCGTATTGTGTACCTAGATAATATACATTGTTACTTGTAGATTTTGTATGAAAATGGCCGGAACATACGATATCAAAATTTTTAAAAGTGTCTATACTTATACCATGATCAGAAGTAATACCTCTCATTAAAGTACAACCAGCAATTTCTAAATGTCCCATACAGATTTGTGCATTTGTAGTTTTTATCAAATCTAAAGATTTTGCATAGTTTGATGTATTGATCCAGGGTACAAATAATATATCAGTACTATCAAAAGTTACTACTTCAGGTTCTGAATAATATTTAACCTTATGCCTATCAAACAATTCTGCCATAGAGTTTATATCATTTGTATTTTTATATGGCACATCATGGTTACCAATAATTACATGAAAGTTTATCTTTCTATCTAATAAAGGCTGTATCAGATTATCTTTTAAATGTCTGAGCGTTACATAATTTATATACTTACGTCTATCTACAATGTCACCAAGGTGTACGACAGTATCTATTTTATTTTCATCGATATAAGGTAAGAATATATTGTCTACAAACTTTTTAAAATAATCTAAGAATTGCTGAGAGTCATTTCTTGCACCCCAGTGAGTATCGTTAATGATAGCAATTTTCATTGTTCGGCCATAAACTTATCTAAAGGTGCAACAATTTTTCTTTTCTTTCTTCTTTTATTCTCTTCAAAATTTTCTATAAAATCATTCATATATTCTTCAGTCCATTCATTATATTTTATTTTATCCGCATAATTAGCTCCAGGATTTTCTGACTTTTCAGCAGTTTCTCCAAACAAATTTATATTTTCTGAGGCCTTATATTTTGTATACAAATATTTCTTTTCTTTTTGTATACGTCTAAGAAATGCAAAGTATATAATTTGAGTAAAGTAAGCAAAAGGATTTTTAGATTTATCTGGATTGAAATTGTCAATATATTGTAAACAATTTTCAACACCATCTGAAATCATTTCTTCTCTGAATGAATAGTTTATAAAATTTGGTTTATATGATAAATGTGTAGCGATCTTCATAATACAATCACCAATATAAAATGGTACTCTAGGACGTTCAACACCAAAATCTTTTGCTCTTAGAACTGATCTTCTATAAGTTACCATTTCTTCTAAGAATTTTTTATTATCAACATAATTATGTTTTTTTCTTTTAGCCATCAATGCACCGTATGTATTGTGTTTGATGTTCTTGTAATACCCTTAATTGCATTTTTAACCTTTTCTTCAATAATTCTTTTTTTATGTTCAGCACCATCTTCTATTTTCTTAATGCTTTCTATGGACTTTTTATAAAAATCTTCTAAATCCTCAGGCGCTTCTACTGATATTATCACATGTGACATGTCTATGTCAACACTAATTTCTTCTTTTGAAGATAAGGGTATCCAAAATGTTGAATGCATAGCAGGAGCATCATGAAAGTTTATGAACTCCATCTTTAGTGGATCTGTAATAGTAATTTTATCATTAGATTTATAAAATTGTTTACCCAATAATGTATCACCACTAGATAATTTTATTATTATTATCATTTTTTAACCTTATGTTATATATCTTATAATCAAACTCTTCTTCATTGTACATTTTCACTCTTATTGCAAAATGTTTAAGAGTGAAGTTATTCCAAGATTTATAAGATAAATCGTCAGCAATATCATAAAGAGTTGCTTTACTTTTTTTATCACCTTTTCTTAGTCCTCTTCCTATTGATTGCAAGTTTCTTATACGGGACTTACTAGGACTAGCAAAAATAATATTATGTAGGTTTCGTATGTTGATACCAGTAGAGAAAGTTCCATAACTAGCAATGATAATAGCATTGTTTTCTTTTTCTGTGATTTCTCTAGCACTTTCTCTTTCTTCAACATCAACACCTCCATGTATAAAAAATATTTTTCTATCTTCTCTATTTATTAGATCATATAATATCTTTCCATGTTTTTCTACCATCTGAAATAATACTAATGTATTACCTGTTCTACCTAATGCTAAGTTTTTAATGAAATTATTTCTTTCACGACATTGTGCTAAGAATTTTATTTCATCATCATACTTAGCTTCCTTCATCTCTTTTCTTGTTTTGTCATCATATTTAAGCACCAGTGCTTTTATTCGTAAATCAGCTATTCTATTCGTATCAATCAATTCTTTTGTTGATATAACTTTCATCACTGGCCCAAATAATCCCTCTAAAACCAGTCTATGTGTTTCTGTACCATCTAGAGTTCCAGTAAATCCAAATCTCCAATCACAGTTTTCCAATTTTGTCATTATCTTTGTAAGAGAGTTGGCTTTAAATAAATGTGCTTCATCACCTATTACGACATCGAACTGATCAAACCATTTCTTTGGTTGTTTATAGATAGATTGCCATGTTGAAATAAAAATGTCTGCATCTGCATTTTTGTCTTGCCCTGCCATGATTAAGTGTGTAGAATAACTATTGTTAGTATAATAAGATTCGAAATCTTTATCTAACTGAAACACTAATGAAGTAGTAGGAACAATAATAAGCTTTCTACCTTTCAGAAAATCACATAACATATAAATTATTAATGATTTACCACTCGCAGTTGGTGATAATATCAGGGCCCTTTCTGTCCGTAGTGCATGAGCCATAGCACCAATTTGATAATCGTAAGGTTTTATTTTATATTCTTTTGTGAAAGATTCTAATTGTGGTATAGAATAATCGTTTATATCATCTAAACCATCATTTAAAATTAAATCATAATCACGTTGTTCCGCAAATAATTTTATGTGATGTATAAGTCCGCCATAGATAAGCTTTGTATTAATATTGAAAAGACGTATTTTACCGTCCCAGTATCTATTACGATATGCTGGCATAAATTTAGCACCAGGAACATCAAATGTAAAGTAGTCACTTAGTTCTCTGCAAGTTGATTTTTCAGCATCAATTTGTATATAGACGGAGTTGTATTTTCTGACTCTGATTGTGTCTCTTCTACTACTCTCACTTCTGGATAGTCGTATTTCTTGTTCCATATATGTGCATTATCTTTTCTGAATTTAGCTATTCTCAATTTTAATCTAGATACTTTTTCTTCGCTATCCAGTAATGAATCTGTTCCAGTCGATTGCATTTTTTATTTGAAATCCTCTGTTATTTATTTGTCGTAAAATGGCTTCTAAATAGTTAACTTTTTCTTCTTGTACGGATACACGTAAACTATGCTCCGTAAGAGCATCATCACTATCTACATATAAATCGACTTCATTCTTTAATAATTTTTTATAAAATTGATCCCTGCCAAGTTCTTTGAGTTCTTCTTGATCCAGTTCACCAAGATAATATTCTAATATGACTCTACGTTTTTTCTTGAGTTCAGCTTTTGCTGAAAACATTTTGATACGTTCGGCCATGAATATTTTAAGATACTTGTTATGCAATACTGGTATATTTGAACTTTCAGTAGCTAGTTCGGTTTCATCGATGGAACTATCTTTAGTCCACATCTCCATAATATCTTCTATTTTCATGTATCTCTTTTGCCATAACTATCATTTAATACTTGTTGTATTTGTTTCTCTGTTGCACAAACTATTCTTTCAATAGGCTTATAAGCTGGATACTCTTTTGTTAGTTGCTTTGTGAGTGCAACTCTGAGTTGTTCTGTGCTTAATTTTGTTCTACACTCTTCTCTTGAAACGAAAGAAGGTTTTTGTAAAATATATAAATCTTGATACCCTCCAACGACACCTGAAAATATCACTACTACTAACCAATTCATTTTGCATTTTCCCTTGCTTTAAGTCTAGCTTTTTCTAAGTCTTTAGCCAACTCCAGTTTACGTTGATGTTCTTTGACACCTCTAAATTTGTATCGATGTTCGGGGACGTATCTTATATATTCTTTGATTGCAGTACCACTGAAACCTTTGAATAGTAACTTTCCATCACCATAGACAGTGCCTTTAGAACCTTGTAGTTCTAGTATATAATTATTGTTACTTATTATCATACTATAACTATATCATATTTATTTGATTATGTCAATTGAATATTTTCTATATGCGAATGAAACGGAGCCTTGCAAATAATCGATATCTGTATTTTGTGTATTAAATTCTAAAGAACCTAAACTTATGGGATATAAATCTATGAAATTTATCTGTAAGTTTGGTTGATATTGAGATGTTGTAATTATTAGATTACCATCAGAATATACAGTTCCTGTATTTGCATTATTTTGTTGTAATGCACTTTGCAAATTTGCTCTTTGTTGAAAATTGTCTGGATATCCTAAACCCTCTAACCAATCATATATTTCTATGAAGTTTTTCAAATCTTCATCTATAGCAAATCTCAACTCTAATGCACTAAATGTTAGTTTATCTCCGGGTACAGGTATTTTTATGAAGATGTTTTCTTGATCAACTTGTCCAAGTGTTATATCTGGTATTGTTGCAGATGTACAAAAATAATTTACATGTGGTAATTTTTGTATTGAAAATTTAAAGCCTGTAGGTGAGAGAAAACTCAAATTTTCAGGCATTGTTCTTTGTAGTTGTGCCATGGATAACTCCTCAACACTATTTATAATACAAATAAAAAAGGGGCGATGAACGCCCCTTTTGATCTAAATTGTTTACTAATTACATTAAGTTTGCTACTTTTGAAAGTCTGTAGTAGATATTCTTTTTAGCAAAAGCGATGGCTCCATCAGCATTTGATGTAGCGAATGGATTTGCTACCATGCCGTAACGTGTTTTGAAGCCAATTTTTGGTTGGAA